ATTAAAAAAGGAGATACTATACCAGAAGGCTGGAAATTAGGAAGAAGATTAAACTAACTTAAGTAAGAGATACTTAAAACAGACATCTATGGAGTCTATAAATGAAATAGGGGTAATAGAACGGACATCCTTAATGCCGATCTCTGAGGAATAAGACAGGTGATAGAGTCTCCCAGTAATTTGACTTTTTTTAATGTGGTAAGACACTAATGTGTTTGTTTGAAAGCAAATAAAACCGTTAAAATCCAGTTTAGTAATCTTGCTAAACGAAGATGCTTCCATAGCTCAGTTGGCTAGAGCAGCTGATTTGTAATCAGCAGGTCGTAAGTTCGAGTCTTACTGGAAGCTCCAATATTAGTTGGTTCATTGACTTACTGGAATAAACGTATTAATTGTCCTATGGTGTAACTGGCAACACGTCTCGTTTTGGTCGAGAAGAGTCGAGGTTCGAGCCCTTGTGGGACAACAATAGGAAGTAAGGTAAGCGCACCTTTTTAATGTCAGAACACATTAAACCTATTTTGGAGGATTGGACAATGGTTGTCAAACTGTCTTGAAAACAGTCGGGTGTTAAAGCTTTGCAGGTTCGAATCCTGTGTCCTCCGCCGTGACTGTTTGTGTCAGTCGGTAAAATAAACATAGATATATAGAAATCGCTAAATGAATTAGTAAGAATAAATAAGATTAAGAATAAAAAGTAATGTCAAATAACACACAAAGCAACAGTAGTAGTCAAGTAAACACAACAAGGAATACATTTAACACGAATGTATCTAATTTAAAAATGTTAGGAAGTTCTAGAAGAATCCAATGGGATAGTAAAAGAAGACACCGAGCAATTTAAAAAGTAAACAGTACTTTAAATACTTCCCATAAGAACAGTGTCCCAGTTAAAGTCTTTTAATTAGGTTCGAAAGAATAAGGATTGTGATATCACGGTCGCCTATAACAATTGATTAGTTTAATGGTAAAACAATTGGGAATTTAAATTCCCAATAGAACATAGGTTCGAATCCTATATCAATTGCAAAGTATAAGGAAAACAGAACAAATAAACAAAGGCGGATTTGGTTTCCAACATCGAAGTAATTCGGTTCTGCGGGTTCGAATCCCATTCTTATATTTAAGTCATTACCCAAAGGGTGAAGGACATGGGTTAGGATTTAATTCCATCAATAGCATTCCCTAAAGATGCTCAGTTAATCTACGGGATTAGCAAGTATAAGTACTGTGAAAAGTAAGTGAAGCTAGGACAAGCTGGAATAAGATAAAGGTTTATCTCCAGTCCCAGATATTTCTAGAAACCTCGAAAGACCCGAAACTTTTCTCAGTATTTTTTTATAACTAGGCCCAAAACCAATGCATTGGCTAGGGATCGAAGCTCACAGATGACGGGTTTATTAATGCAATTATAATATAGCTTCGGTTAAATTATATTTTAATAGATTGGCGCGGATGCTGGCCGAACCGTTGGTCGGATTAGTTGGTAACTCTAAGGCGTTTCGCAAAGTTACACATTATTTACTGGATATCGTTGCACCGACACCGTTCGAAAGGTTATATTTAAGAATCGGTCTTTATAGTAGGTGATTAATATCGCAGCCTAGCATATCCAGTATTTTTTATTAACATCATTAAACCTAAAAACAATGGGTCCAGATTTTAAAAAAACATTAGTATTAGATTCAAGTTACATACCTAGGAGTATTGTATCTTCGAGTAGAGCATTCATTATAGTATATAAAGGTAACGCAGAAGTTGTTGCTAATCACCCTGTATGTTTCAATCTAGTAGATGAAGATCTTAAAATCCATAAGCCATCAATCATCCGAATCCCTAAGTATGTTAAAACTGCAATACATAAGGTTCCATTAACCAAGCCTAATATTTTTAAGAGGGATGGCAATGAATGTGTATATTGTGGACATAGTGTCAGAAAGGATCTTACAATAGATCATGTGATACCTAAATCAAAGGGAGGAAAGGATAAGTGGAATAACTTAGTTACCGCTTGTTTTAAATGTAACAATAAAAAAGCGAGTCTTTCTTTAGAGGAATTTGGTGCAGATATAGAAGAACCTATACGACCTCATTACATTATGTTAATGAAGCAAATCAATCACATATATAAAGAATGGAAGATATACCTTTCGCTCTAATATATAGATTATGATAAACATAGAGCTATTAAACATCGAAACATCAGAACATGATTCAAGAGATCTTGTTATTGAAAGCATTAATAATCCAACATTTGAATTTCCAGAATCAGTAGATTATAGAAAGGATCTTCCAAGAGCATGGGATCAGGGAAGTGATGGACCATGCTCAGCGTATGCTGCGGCCGCTATTAAAACTTGGCAAGAATTAAAAGACTATGGATCTACTGAGGAATTGTCTAGATATTTTATATACAATCTAAGGCATAATGCTCCTAAAAAAGGTATGACACCTCGACACACTATGCAGCTTCTAAGAAAATATGGAATTCCATATAAAGATTCTTTTAAAAGAAGATGGAAGAAGAAAGAGGATATTCCACAAGAAGTAATGGATGAGGCAATAAACCATAGAATACTCGGTTATGCTAGAATCATGACGGTTGATGGATTAAAGAAATCTATCTATAAGAATGGACCTGCCTATATTGCAATGCCAGTATTTAATGATTCATCTTCATTTTGGAAAGCAAACTTTAATGAAAGAATATTAGGCGGACATGCGTTATGTGTTGTCGGTTACAATAGTGATGGTTTTATCTTAAGAAATTCATGGGGAAGCAATTGGTCTGATAGAGGACATACTACATACCCATACTCTGATTGGGGATCTCACTATGAGGCATGGACTAGTATTGATGAAAAGTCAAATGCTCCAGTTCTTAATACTACAAAGAAAAAAGATGCTGTAAAAAAACGGAGATCTATCTTTAGAAGATTTTTATCTATCTTTAAATAAACTATTCTCATTTTATGTATATAATATCATATACAATACATTATGAGTAAAATAGAACAGCCAAAAATCTACGTGAATATAGATCCGGATCTAGAAGAGTTTTTAAATATATTAAAAGACGGTTCCAGTTGGGAACTTGTAAGAGAACGTGACGGACTTACGAAACGATCTAAAGATGTTAAATGGATTCAATATGACTTAAATGGAAGTTATGATTCACATCATAATAAAGCGGAGATTGGAATGTCTTTATTAATGTCTCCATTCAACCACGGATTTACATGGCAAACTTCAGCAATCACTGAGATTATAGAGAGTGGAGAAGACTATGTACAATTCAAAACACTAAACAGCAATTACAAACTATCTAAAATAAATAAAAATGATTAAGACACAAACTAACGTGTATGATTCTTCTACTATTGAAGCATCGACATATGATTTTAAAACTAAGGAGTTATTTGTAGTATTTAAACACGCAACATATATCTATAAAGATGTACATGTTGTTGATTATTACTCATTTGCAAATGCAACATCACAGGGTATTGCGCTGAACTCAGTTATTAAAGGAACTTATAGTTTCGAGAAAATAGAAGACGTTGAATCATATATTGCAACATGTAATACTATCGGAGCATATATTAATGATAAAGGTGAAGAAGATGTCAAAGCCTAATAATCCTGATTTTATATATTGGGAAGATACATGGAACGATAAAAAACCAAAAACTCCAAAAACAGAATGTTGTGGCGATTGGGATGGTGAGGGTAACTGTTGCACTAAAATATTATAAAATAAAGACATGGGATTATTACAAAAAATAGAATGGAAAACTAGGAAGTGGAACATTACTTTTAAATTACTAGATATTCAATTACGAGATGGTGGAGGATATTGGGGGTTTACGTTTTGTGAATTAACTAATAATTATATACAATACTCGTTAGCATCTATTGAGTTTGTTTTGCCGAATGGAGCAGAACGAAAAAGAATGTCAATAATCGACTGGGATTTGTTGTTTTTAAGAACGCCAATACGTAATTGGGTTAACCATATTGATGAAAGTATTTTATGGGGACATAAACCATCTAGTATTGAGAGAATATTATACGCAATTTTAAAATAAGTTACTTAAAGTTTTTTTATATCAATTAAAAGTGTTATATTTACTTATAACAAAAACAAATAAACATGGAACCAGAAAAAGATATATTCGACGAGTGGGCCGATGAAAGAGAAGCCAAATCATGGATTAGAAAAAAACTAGAATTCATTCCATTGTGGTGGGAAAGAGATGGTAACAGTATGCACCTTGAATTTACAAGAGGAGTAAAGAATCTTATTTATTGGTTTCCTATCATATGGAAAGATCGTAACTGGGATTCTCATTATATCTTTGAGATCTTAAAACATAAATTGACATCACAAGCAAATTATATCGCAGAACAGGACAGACATACAAGGGCTCAGAAGGATGCAAGGGATATGAAGCGATGTGTTGAGTTAATGAAATTAATTGATGATGGTTTTTATGAGGGAGAATATTGTGATTATCATAAAACAAAGAATTGGTTTGAACCATTAGATGATAATACAGGTTCATCAACATGGGAATCTAGAGAACTAGAAGAAAACTTCGATGACTATTTCGCTAAATATCCATTAATCCATAAAAGAGCATTAAATGGCGAAGGACCTTTTGGTAAAAATGATACAGAAAAGAGCAAACAAATAATAGCAATGAATATTGGAAACATTAACCAAGAAAGAGCACATTCGTTATTGTTTAAAATAATGAAAGATAATATTCTTGGATGGTGGGATTAACTCTTATCTATAATCAATATAAATAACAATTATATTGAAAACAGTTACCCAAAAGTTTTTATATATGATATAAAATGCTTATATTTACTTATAACTAATAACTAAAACATATGTCAATCAACAAAGTATTAATTCAGGCACAGTATTCAGAAAATTATTCAGAAAATGAAGTTCCTTTTTGGAAAAAGAAAGGTGGACAGGTATTTGAAATAGAAATAGATGCAGATCTATTAATGTATTCTGATCCTGCAAAGATCTTTACGGAGATGTTGATGAAACATTGTAACGAGCAGTGGAAATACGAGTATGTCTCTCATGAGATATTGTTTAGTAAACCTATAATAATAGGTACGGCTGATGAATACAAGAAGACATATCACTACTTAGAGGCAGATAAGGAAAATGTCTAGGGGTTTAATCGTAGTATCAGACTCAAATCCATTAGGACTTTCTCATAAGTTAATAGCCCCGACAATAAAACTATTATACACTAAAAGGGGTTTTAAATGTGATATAATAGACTTACATAGAGATGAATTTAACCCTATGGCAAATAGGGACTCCCTATCTAACAAATTATCAAAACACTATAAGCATCACATAAAAACAGCAGATCATATACACTTCATTACAAGCGTTAATTTAGGTGGAATTTCGCCAGGGCTTGAGGGTTTCTTTGAACAAGTATTGACAAGTGGATTTGCATATGATAGTATTGATGGTAAACCAAAGGGTAGGTTGCACAAGAAAGAAGTTTATTTTTATCTACAACATACCAAGACCATGAAAACTAAATTCAATGCGGCTTGGTTAAGATTAAAGTTTAGTGTGATTCCTACCATTTTTAAAACAAGTACTATATTTCAGAGTGGATTATCATGGGGAGATAGAGAAATTAAATCAAAGAAGATCAATAAGGTTAGAAATACCTTAATAAAGAAACTATTTAACGATTAACTGTTAATAACTTTTTAAAATAAGTGCTCTAGGGTTTTTTTATATCAATATAAAGTGTTATATTTACTTATAACTAATAAACAAATATTATGAACGCACAAGAACAGGTAAAAGAAGTAAGAGATATAGTAAGACACTATTTCGAAGAAAACAGTATGTATGCTGGGATTGATGATATGAGTACTGATAATAAAGAACATGTTATTAATATCGGTGCTAGTATATTATGTACTAAATGGGGTATTGGATATGAAGGTGGTAGTTTTGTACAAGCTGTCGTTGAAAACGATTTACAAGGTGCAATTGGAAGAGCAGATGGAATAAGCTTGAGAGCTTTAAAATTCTTTTGTCAATTAATGTATAATACTGGTCAACCAGTTTTTAAAGAAATATAAACTATGAAAAATTTAAACAAAATATTTTACGTATCAATAATACTTATACTATTTTCAAGTTGTGCTAACACTGTTGATGTTCAAGATTGTGTTGTTTATAATCCTTCTGGCTTCTGGTCAGGATTATGGCACGGAATCACATTACCTTTTTCTTTTATAGGGAGTTTATTCTCAGACAATATTGCAGTATACTCTATTAATAATAATGGAGGTTGGTATAATTTTGGATTTGTATTAGGTACGACTGCTGCATTTAAAACAACAACTACTAAATCAAAAAAATAATATGAGTAAATTTAAAATTGGTGATAAAGCCACAAAAGAAAAAGGATATAAATTTCCATGTACAATAGTATCTGTATTTGAAACAAAGGAAGGTAATATTAGATTAGTTGCAGAAATGGATGAATTCGGATTATTACATATATTTAACGAAAGTCAATTAACCTTAAACAATTAAACCATGGGTAATACTGCAGACAAAGCAAAATTAGAATTTGAAGTTTTAAGAAGTACAGTAGAAGATGCAATCATAGCACCTTTTGAAAAAGAGATACTTGCATTAGTAGATAAGTTTGGTGAAAGCGGACAGAGTGGAGGCTCTGCACAATATACTGCAAGCGCAATATCATTAGCAGTTAAGAAATTATGTATGCGGGAACCTATATGCGATATTACCGGTATTGATTCCGAATGGAACGACGTTAGGGAATATTGCGACGGTAGAGAGACATATCAGAATAAAAGATTGTCGTCGGTATTTAAAGAAGGGAAAGAAGGAACTCCATATTATTTAAATGCAATCGTTTTTAAAGGACAAGATGATAGTACTTTCACAAGTAATTCAGTTAAATTAAAAGATGGAAGTAAACTTGGAAGTAGCCAATCCATTAAATTACCATTCAAACCTAAAACATTTTATGTAGATGTTATTGAAACAGAATGGCACAAGAATAAAGAGACTGGTGAATTAACTGTACAACCAGGCGGTGGCTGGTGGACCTCAGTTATTAAAGACGAAAGTCAATTAGAAGAGGTATTTGATTACTATCAGAAATAAGTCGTTCACTTCTTGTGAGTGTTCATTAATAATGAACGATAAATGAACATATCTAAAAACTTTATGAAAATAAGTGCTCTAAAGTTTTTTTATATCAATTAAAAGTGTTATATTTACTTATAACTAATAAACAACATATGAAAAAATCAAATTTACAATTAATACAAGATTTTATAGAGGCATCTAACTCCTCAAACTCAAATACTGATAAATTAAATGTTTTAAAAACATATACGGAATATCCGGTAGTTTGTAGTGCATTGCTATATACATATGATCCTTATAAACAATACTATGTTACTTCAAAGAATTGCAAGAAGAGGTCAGACATTGTTGGAGCACCAGGTCAATATTTTGATCTTTTCGATCTACTTGATGATCTTAATAATAGAGTAATCACTGGACATGTCGGAATTGGAGCAGTTAATCAATTTGTAAGTGAAAACCAAGAATTTGAGGACATTATCTTTAATATTATTGATGGAAACCTTAAAACAAGGTCGACTGCATCTATGATTAACAAGGTAGTTCCTGGATTGATACCGACATTCGATGTTGCATTAGCAGAAGCATATAATGCCAAAACTAAAAAGAAGGTAAACTGGGACGACGGATGGTACGTTAGTCGTAAATTAGATGGAGTAAGATGTATATGTATCATTGATGAAAATAGTGATGCTAAGTTTTATTCTAGAGCTGGTAACGAATTCAAAACTCTTGGTAAAATTGCAGAAGTAATCAAAGCATCTGGCGCAAAGAACGTTATATTAGACGGAGAGGTTTGTATTTTAGATGAAAAAGGAGATGAAGATTTCCAGAGCATCATAAAAGAAATAGGACGTAAAAACCACACCATTGAATTTCCAAGACTAATAACTTTTGATATTTTAACACCAGATAATTTTGATACAGGAACATCTAGGAATATATTAGGTAAAAGATACGAAGCATTAGACGCTTTCATGGATATTTACATGAAGTCTTTCAATAATCATATTTCAATGACTTATCAAGAAATTGTAGAAGATGATAAACAACTAGAAGATCAGATTGCAAAAGCAAACAAATACGGATGGGAAGGTTTAATGATTCGTAAGAACGATATTTATAAAGGTAAAAGATCTTCAGATATTCTAAAGATTAAATCATTTGTTGATGATGAGTATATTGTAGTTGCTGTAGAAAATTCAATCAATAGAGTTATCGTTGAAGGTAAAGAGGTTGAAGAAATGATGCTAAAGAATATCATTATAGAACATAAAGGATCTAAGGTTCATGTTGGTAGTGGATTCTCACATGAACAAAGACGACATTACTTTTTAAATCCTAATGATATTGTAGGTAAAACAGTTACAGTTCAATATTTTGAAGCAACTGAAAACCAAGAGGGAGGATATTCATTAAGGTTTCCAGTGATAAAGGCAATCTACGAAACAAAGAGAGATTTTTAAATATAAAATATATGGAAAGTAAAAAGAAATTCACACCGATATATGAACCAACTAGCGATATGCGAACTAATTCATTATCTAAAGTAGAGGGAGGTTCTACGGTTACTATCATATATGAGGGATATCGGGTAGATTACACGAATATAAAGAATCCGATAAGATATTTGGAAACAGTATTCGCGAAAACGAAAGAGGAAATAATAGGAGTATTAATTAACGGAAAACCACATAAATAGAGCGTATGAATTTAATATTAGGAGATGGATTACTAGGAAGTGCAGTGATTGGGGCAAGCGGCTGGCCGTTTGTTTCTAGAAGAGAAAATGGATTCGATCTTAATAATGAATCATCATGGAGAAACAATGTACCGAATGGAGTTGCTAATATTATTAATCTTATAGCAAATACAGATACTTATAGTAAAGACATCGATGAGTTGTTTGAAACTAATTATCGTGGAGTCGTTAAGCTTGTTGATTACTGTAATGATAAGCGCATTAAGCTTATTCATTTCTCAACAGACTACGTTTATGAGAACTCTAAGTCAAACGCAAAAGAGACAGACAAAACTAAACCTACTACACCATACGCTATGTCTAAGGCACTTGCTGACGAGTACATAATGAAACATTCTAATAATTATTTAATTCTTAGAGGAGCCCAGAAAGACGATCCATTTCCATACGATACAGCATTTGTAAATCTACATGGAAACTTTGATTATCCCGATGTTATTGCAGATATTGTAATAGATATGGTTAGAAGCGAAGCAGTTGGATTATACAATATCGGGACAGCCACTAAATCTATGTATGATTTAGCTAAGTTAACAAAACCGCAAGTAGAATCAGCAATAGCGCCTGACCACTTCCCAAACGATGTTACGATGAATTTATCAAAAATGAATAAACACTTAAAACAATGGCAGGACCAAGAATAACAATATGTAGTGGATGTCTAGAAGATTTCCAGAACAATGACTTATATACAGTATCTAGATTTATAAATAGATCAGTTGGTATTAAGAGTGGATTGTACGGAGTTCCTTATTGTGAAAAATGTATCAAAGATACTGATTCATATCATAAAATAACAACTCAGCCCAAGAATAAAATTAAAGAAGCGCTAGCTAAAAAGAAACCCAAAAAGAAATGATAAACCCTAAGATTGCAGTAGCAGCAGGCTCATTAACCGCAACATATAATAATGCAGCGGAATTCCCTCATATAGTATTTGATGATTTTATAGATCCATCAATACTAAAGGATGTTAATGTGGAAGCTCAGATGATATTAAACGAAGATGAGGAAACTAGAAATTGGAGATTTGGCATTAACGAGGCAGATCATCCAGATCAAATATTAAAGAAAGGTATTAAAGACCTAGAGAAAATGACACCCTCTATGAATTTACTATGTAGATACTTTAATGATGATGCATTTATGGTATTCTTGAGAGAATTAACAGGTTTAAAGGATCTTGTGCCCGACTGGGGATTTGCAGGTGGAGGATTCCATGTAACATCACCTGGTGGATTATTAGGAATTCATCATGATTTCAATTTCAAAGATGACATGGGACCTGAGAGAATGTATCGTAAAATAAACTTGCTTGTTTATATAAACGAAGAGTGGGAAGACGAGTGGGATGGGGCTCTAGAGCTTTGGAAATCTGATTTAACGAATGATTTTAAAACATTGCAGCCAAAATATGGTAGAGCAGTTTTATTTAATATAGAGAATGCGCCACACGGACATCCCCGCCCATTAAAATGCCCAGAAGGAGAAACTCGAAGAAGTTTAGCGTTCTATTATTATGACAAAGTAGTGCCAACTAATGAATTGTATGAAAGAGCATATTGGAAATACGGTAAAGAATTAAAATAAATTGAAATAGGTTGAAACTTTTCAATATAACTATATATAAATTAAGAATTTTAAAAAAGAAATTATTATGATACAAGATTTAATTACACAATTAGAACAAACAGTAGAAGATATTAGAACTGATGCTGCTAAATTTGACGAAAAAGGAAATAAGGCTGCAGGAACAAGAGTTCGTAAAGCAATGCAAGCTATTAAAGGTTTAGCACAAGACGTAAGAGTCGCAGTTTCAGAAGCTAACAACTCTTAAATTAAATTAGATCACGATTGCAGCGAATAATTCTAGATAAGTAAGACTGTTTTTCAATGATCTATTAGTCTATCACACTAGACTTTAAATAAAGGTGATTTGATAAGGAAGTTATGATACTATCATATTCAGTGATTTTGATTACAGGATATATACTACTTCTAAATACCTTATCTAATGGGGGATTGGTGAAATTGGCTATCACGCTGCCCTTGCACGGCTGTATTTTGAGTTCGAGTCTCAAATTCTCCACATTGTGCTTATCAGCAACAAAGGCTTTATATATTAATATATAAAGCCTTTTTACTTTTAAAGATCTCCTGATTCCATAAATATAGTAGTTTGTCGTTATTCAATTGTATTTGTCCAGGAGATCTTTTTTATTAGATATATAGTATAACGACAAACAAACTATATAGCATGTACATTTACAAAATTACAAACAATCTTAATGGAAAGTCTTATATTGGACTTAAATCTAAAACTGTAGAAGAATCTGAGGATTATTACGGTTCAGGGAAACTTATAAACCAAGCTATTGATAAGTATGGTAAGGAAAACTTCACAAAAGAAATATTAGAAAGAAACATAGACTCTCATGAGATCTTAAATGACCAGGAGATCTATTGGATAAAATATATTGATACATTCAATAAAGGTTATAATTTAACCAAGGGAGGCCAGGGAAATCTAGGGCGTGTTACTTCAGAGGAAACCAGGGCTAAGTTAAGTGAAGCTGCTAAACAACCTCTATCCGAAGAGACTAAAGAAAAGATTAGACAAAAGGCTAAGTTAAGAAAAGGCCGTAAGGTGACTGAAGAAACTAGATTAAAATTAATAAAAGTAGCAACAGGCCGTAAGATGTCTGAAGAAACTAGACTAAAGATGTCTAATTCTGCGAAGAATAGAAGAAAATAATTGAAAGTTTTTCACAAGGATTTTTTTATGTCGTTTTTCTTGTTTATAATATAAAGAATGTCCTATCTATAATCATTATAAACTACAAAATAAATACATAAAAGTTTTTTTATATCAATATAAAGTGTTATATTTACTTATAACTAAAATTTTATATCATGAAAAAATACTTATTTATTACAGTAGCATTATTTATTTCAACGTCATTCACCTCATGTGATAAGGAGGCAATATACGAAGAGCCGATCGAACTAGAACCTATTAGTGACGCTAGGTTATGTATTAAACGCACAGTAGAACGGGCAAGTACCTTATTTATTAGTGGAAACACTAAAATATATGAATATACTTACACTGGATCGAGATTATTAAATTGGACCTTAACTCGAATTGACGAAAGTACTACGTCAAAGGAAACATACGATAATACTTATAAAAACGGATTAATAACCAGTATGTCAATATATAATACATTAGGTCGAGATGATTCTTATGATTTTGAGTATGATAGTGCAGATAGGGTAATTAAACAAATTAAAAACAATGTGGTTGAATTCACATATATCTATATTGGCAATTCTGTGGAAAAATACGATTCTTCTGGAGAATTACAAGTGAAGCAAACATATGACGAGTACGATAACATGATTCAGCGTAAATCTAAGAATGCAATTAATACATGGGAGATTGTCGATATGACTCATGATGATAAAAACATGGCATTTAAGAATGTAGATATATGGTACCCTACTAGCCCATTTAGATATAAAAGTAGCAACAATTTTATTACACAGGTTTCAAGTACAGACAACTGGTCTCTAACTAGAGATATAACATACGATTTGAGTGATTTTCCAACAGAGATTACAACATATCACCCTGATGGTATGATAAGTATAGAAACCTTAGAATATAACAAGTAATATTCAACAAAGACGAGGACTACATTAATTTATGGTCTTTTTCTTGTTATAATCAACCTTTAAGTTGAAACAAATCAACATTACATTATATAAAATATAAATTAATCAAAAATTATTATGCAAAACATAGGTATCATAGGTCAGGGTTTCGTAGGGGGAGCAATTAAAGAAGGTTTCAAAGACCACTTCAGTTTGTTTTTATACGATAAATTCAGTGATGGTAAATCAAATACAAATCTAGAAGGAGTAGTTGCAAATGCAGATGTTATATTCGTATGTGTTCCCACACCAATGGATGCTAGAACGGGGGAAGCTTCAATATCTATAGTCGAGGAAGTAATATCTGAAATAGACGATATTGCTGGAGATTTAGGTAAAAATCCAACACTTATTATTAAGTCAACTGTTCCACCAGGAACTACACAACACTGTAATGATATATCAAGATATTGTGAGGTTGTATTTAATCCAGAATTCTTAACAGAAGCAAATGCAGTTAATGACTTTAAAAATCAAAATAGAATAATTATAGGAACATGTGATGGATATCAAGCTGACGAAGTTGTTGCTATATTTAGAAAAGTATTTCCAGATGTTTTAATTCCAGTAACAGAATCACAGGAGGCTGAAATGTGTAAGTATATTACTAATACATTCCTTTCTGTCAAAGTCAGTTTCGCTAATGAAATTTACGATATATGTGAAGCTCATGGAATCGATTATGAAGTTGCAAAAGACTTAGCTATATTAGATCCAAGATTAGGTAATTCGCATTGGATGGTTCCAGGGCCAGATGGTGATAGAGGATTTGGAGGACATTGTTTCCCAAAAGATCTGCATGGACTATGTTATGTTGCTGAAGAATTTGGAGTAGATGTAGATGTTTTGAAAGCAACATTAACCACTAATAATAGAGTTAGAGCGGATCGAGATTGGGAATCACAGGACGGTCGAGCAATCATAAACTATGAACAGATAAAACCAAATAAGGTTAGATCTTTCTTCAATAGTTTGTTTGCATAATAAACAAATAACGAATACCATATATAAAGATCATGAGAAACATACTATTATTTTGGCCTAACTTCATAAGCGAAGGATGGTTTACAGTTAGATATTACAAAGCAGTAAGATCTATTAAGGAAGAACTTGAACAAGCTAATCTTAGAATAGATTGGATCGGTAGAATATACACAGTTGTTAATATAGATGAAAGCTTAACGGAACAGCCAGACATAATGCAACAAGCATACGTATTTAAACAATTAGGTCCTATCAATGATATCTTAATTAAGTATGGTTTATCGAATGATGCTTTTCCAGAACTAAGTAAGATTAGTGATAATTCTTATTTGGTTGTATTATATCCGGAGAACGATAACTTCAATTTATATGGTTTCTTTAGAAACTTAATATTTGCAGGAATGGTCGCCGGCGCTGGTTATGGAATATATCAAGTTGTTTTAAATCTTATTGAAGCATATAAATAATGGAAACGACAATAGTAAGGGTCGAAAAACACGGGCTTAGGCACTATGAGGTAACATCAGGTGACGGTCGAATTATTGGAGTATTTCCATCAATAACAACAGTATTAGGCGAGACTAGTGATAAGAGTGGCTTAGCAAAGTGGAGAGAAAGAGTCGGACCTGAAGAAGCAGATAGAATATCAAATCTATCGATGAACAGGGGAACGATAATGCATAGGTTAATTGAGTTGTATAAGGCAACGAAAGGAACCAGTGCTAGTAGATTAAAGGAACTAAAAAAGATAGCATCAACTGACGAAGAGATCAATCAATATTCCGAGAATGTAGATGGTACTATTTGGTTAGAATCAGGCTGGGAAATGTTCATGAAATTCTATGATAACTCTGATAAATTCTTCGATAGAATAAAGAGAGTTATATCAGCAGAGAATTTCTTATGGTCAAAGGTTGGATATGCTGGAACTGTAGATAATATTTCAGAAATGACTGATGGTAATATCTTGGTGATAGATTATAAAAACTCAAGAAGACCTAAAAGAGATGCGTGGATCCAAGATTATTTGGTGCAAGGTTCATCATACTTCGTTGCCCATTGGGAAAGAAGTGGAATCAAACCGAATGGCGTGGAAATATGGATAGCGAATGAGGAGGATAGTATTCCTCAAATATTTAAATTAACAGAAGAAGATATTAAATACTATTTTAAAGAATTTCAAAGAAGATTAGAATTATTTAAAGAAAAATATCCGGTTTAACACAACAAATTATGAAAATATTTATTAGAAACATATGGATTCATCTTAGATGGTTCATTGTAACAGTACCAGTCCAATTATTTGGAGTATTGACTGCGTTTTACATGGTCCCTATTGCGTATGCATTTAGAGGATTAGGCAAGTGGAGTCCATTTTGGATATGGATGGATGATGGGAGAATTGACCCCAAATCAAAATCTGGATATTCATCAGACTATTATGTCTTTTTAGATAGAAGAGGTTTAGTGAAAGAGGATTTCAAACTTGCATATTATTGGATGGCATCAAGGAACCGAGTTATAAACTTTAGAAGCTTATTCAAAGTACCTTCAGCTAAATTCCCTAAGAAATCAGGTAACAACAACATCGTTATTACTAAAACAATAATTGACGACTTACGAAAATATAATGGAACTCCGATAAGACAGGACGGAAGATGGGAAGCTCGTGCCGAATTAAAATATTTACCAGACAATAAATCTCAAGATATTTGGCAAGTAAATACTGGAGAAATTCAATCTAACAAAACATCGATTATTGGGACAGGTTATATCTTATATAGAATAGGAAATTGGCACTCATTCAGGTATTCTAAATGTTTTGAGATTAAAGCAATAAACAGAAACTTAACAATATGGCTTGGAACTAACAATTCAACGAATATGATTGCTGCTAAATTTCAACCAATAAAACCATGGGATATCCATCTTAGATAATTTTTGAAAATAAGTGTACAAGGGTTTTTTTATATCAATTAAAAGTGTTATATTTACTTATAACTAATAAACAAAACAAAATATGAGTAAGATAGATGACGCATGGCAAATCCTAAGAATCCAAGGAGAATTCACAAAAGGATTTGATACCTTTAACGAAATAGACATTCCCTGCGTTTCCGTATTTGGAAGTGCTAGAACAAAGGTAGGAAGTAAATGGTATAATGAAGCAAGGGAATTTGCAAAACTAATAGCATGTGAAGGATTCGGAGTAATTACTGGAGGAGGCCCTGGAATAATGGCAGCATCTAATCACGGAGCTCATGAAGTTTCAGGTAAATCCATCGGAATTGGTATTGAGTTACCGTTTGAATCAGGGATGAATAAATACGTTGATTTAGGAATGGAATGTAGATACTTTTTTACAAGAAAGGTAATGTTCCTTAAATATTCACAAGCATTTGTAGTATTTCCAGGAGGACTTGGAACATTAGATGAATTGTTTGAAGCAATTACACTATCTCAATGTGGACATAATGTTAAATATCCTATAGTATTGGTTGGAAAAGATTATTGGTCAGGATTAATTGATTGGTTAAAAGATACCGTATTAGAGAGTGGATGTATGAGTCCTAGTGATTTTGATTTATTTAAAATTGTAGATACTGCTGATGAAGCAAGGAACGAGGTAATGGAACATCATTATAAGAAGGTAACAGCCCCTGGATATGTAGGTAAGGATTTTAAAAACTTTTAATATATGAAATATTTTATAGAACATAATCAGTATTTTAATGAATTAGGAATTCCAAGTGATCCATACTTTAGAGTATATCACATGAAGAGGTTTTTAGGATTAATATCTTATAAGAAATATTCAACAGAGACTACTTGTGGAATTGGAGATTGCTATAATACTCCAATTAATTTCAAATCTGAAAAAGTAGCAAAGAAATTTATTAAAAACATACTTTGTTTAGGTATTAAAACAGAAAACACGAAAATAACTACAATTAAAGAAATAAGCTGTGAGTAAAAACATTACATATAACATAGGGTACGAAGGTTTCGGTACTAGTGGAATACTTTCTAAATTCCCAACACTATTAGAAAATACAAGTTTCACTGAATTTGTTAAAATAGTAAGAGATACTCAATCAATAGACACTTTATGGGAATGGGCCACTGATTTTAGAGTTACCACATCAACAATGTGTTTGTTTATTAGAATAGATGATGGGGAATTCTATTGGGAGTATAAGATAAAGCTTATGAATGTCCGAGAATACAGAGCTAAATGGGAAAGCAAGTATGGCCCATGGAACATGGAATATTAAAGCAGAATTAAGAGTAATATAACCTATAAAGAATTAATATGAGAAAGCTAGCAACAATTAAAAAGATTGATAATATCGTTCCAATCGAAGGAGCAGATATGATAGAACTTGCAGTTATAGGAGGATGGAACGTAGTAGTCGGTAAAGCGGTAAAACATTCTATTGGAGATCTAGTAGTTTATTGTGAGATTGATTCATTTTTACCAATAGAACCTGAATTTGAGTTCTTAAGAAAAAGTTCTTACAGAAAAATGTTAGATGACGAAGGATTTCGTTTGAAAACCATTAGACTTAGAGGACAATATTCACAAGGACTTGTATTACCATTAGGTGATGCAATAGAAGTAATGAATAGAAGATCAGATATTAGGCATGTTGTTCCATTCGGAGAGGGAGATGACGTAACTGAAATGCTAGGTATTATCAAGTATGATCCACCAATCCCACCTGAATTAGCAGGGAAAGTTAAAGGTAACTTTCCAAGTTTCTTAAGAAAAACTGATGAGGAAAGAATTCAAAATCTTGATGCTGAATTTGCATCATGGAAAGATGAAGATCTTAAGTTCTATGTTACTGAGAAATTAGATGGAAGTTCTGCTACATATTACTGGAGAAATGGAGAATTTGGAGTATGTTCAAGGAATTTAGAGCTTTTAGAAACTGAAGGAAATTCATTCTGGAAAGTTGCAAGAGAACTTAAATTAGAAGAAAAGTTATCAAAACTAGGAAGGAACATATCTCTTCAAGGAGAATTAATAGGTGAAGGGATCCAAGGAAACAGATATCGTATAAAGGGCCAAACTGTTAGATTCTTTAATGTATTTGATATTGATAAATACAAAAGAGTCGGATATCCTGAAATGACTAATCTAATTAGTGAGGTATTCGAATTACAGATGGTTCCAGTTTGTGCTGTTCCAGGCTTTGAATTACCAGAAACTGTTCAAGATCTATTAGAACTTGCAGAAGCTAAATCTATATTAAACAATAAAGCACAAAGAGAAGGAGTTGTTATTAGAAGTAGCGACAATACTATTTCATTTAAAGCAATTAGTAACAAGTTTTTATTAAAATCAGAATAAATTTAAAATAAGCATAATATGAAGAAAAACAAGGAATTTTTATACAACTATTTAAATGCATATTCACCAGCAGGGCAAGAGCAAGAGGGACAGGCTATCTGGGAAAATTACATTGAAGATCATGTTGATGTAATTAAAACCGATGCATATGGAACGTCGTATGGTATTAGAAGAACAAAGAATGTAGAACAACCTTTAAAAGTTGTGATTGAGGCACATTGCGATGAAATCGCTTGGATAATTACACATATCGAGGCTGATGGTATGATTAGAGTTAAAAGACATGGTGGATCAGATAATATGATTGCACCTAGTAAAACTGTGATGATACATACACATAAAGGTGCAAAGGTTAAAGGATTATTCGGTTGGCCTGCAATTCATACAAGAAATGCATATACTTCAATGGGATATGATCAGCATGAATTATGGGTAGATACTGGGTTAAAAGATCTTGCTGCTGTAAATAAAGCAGGAGTTGAAGTTGGAAACTTAATTACATTCGATGATCAGTTCCATGAAATGGGAGACTTTTACGTAGGGAGATCATTAGATAATAAGATCGGCGGTTATATCATTGCAGAAGCTCTTAGAGAGATCTCAGAGAAGAAACATGAATTACCTTATGATTTATACGTTGTAAATTCAGTTCAAGAAGAGGTTGGATTACATGGTGCTAAGAAGATTGCTAAATTATTACAAGCAGATCTTGCGCTAGTTCATGATGTATGTCATTCACTTAGTTTGAAAATGGATTCAGCTAAAGATGGAAGTATGAAAGCTGGGGATGGTCCATGTATTGAATATACTCCACAGAATCACAGAGGTATTAATAAGATGATTAGGAAAATTGCTGATGAGAATAAAGTACCACTTCAATTAATAGTAGGATCAATGGGGAATGACACTATGGCATTCTTTATGGAGAATACTCCGACTGCAATCATAGCAACCCCTCTTAAGTATATGCATACAACTGTTGAAATGGCGGCAAAGAAAGATGTTAAAAGAGCTATTAAGTTGTTTGTAAAGTTCTTATTGGAATTAACACCAGCAAAAATTAATGAAATAAATAATAAATAATTCTTAGAGACCTCCTGATTCCACCTAGTATATTCGTTTGTAATTATTCAATATACTTGTCCAGGGGGTCTTTTTATTATAAACAATAGGAATTAAGATATATAATATACATAAAACTTAAAACAAACAATAGAGTTATGAATAAATTAAATAAATTTTTTACAAACCACGGGTCAAAGGTTATAGTTATACTTTTAGTATTGTTATACTTTAAATCATGTAGTGTTGATACTGGATTAACTAGGGTCAAGAAAGAAATTAAAATAGAACATGCCAACTTTGCTGAATTAAAAGCAACGATTGAAACATTACCTACTAAACTTGATGTAAGAATTGAGGGTCTTAAGGCTGAGAAGAGAATGATTCAAGGTACAGACAGAAAAATGTTAGATGTTCAACGTCAAAATGAAATCGAACGTTTAATCGAAGAATTAGAATCTAAATAATATGACTAAAAATAAAATAATAAACGGATTTATCATTGGTACATTTGTATCACTGTATATTTTAGTGAGTGTTGTATCAACAATCCACGTTATAGACTTTTTTGAATTATCAAACCCTTATTGGTTAGCAGTAACCTTAGCAATTGGCTTTGAATTAGGAGCTGCCGCATCACTTGCAGCACTTTTAACTCTAGATAAAATGAATAAAAGTTTAGTATGGGCATTGTTTATTACAATTACAGCGATGCAGATGCAGGGAAATATGTACTATGCATTCATTAATATAGAGAACTTCCAAGGATGGGTTGAATTATTCAACTTAGTCGAATGGGAACCTTTAGCACAGAAAAGATTATTAGCTGCAGTATCTGGAGCAATATTACCTCTAGTAGCATTAGGATTTATTAAATCGTTAGTAGACTATATTAAACCTGAATCTGAGGTTGGAGAATTAACCGCAATGGATTTAAAGGAAGTTACTGAAGATATTAATCAAACTGAAAAAAAAAGTGAACTAGCAATTGACATCGCTGATAATGTAGATCTTAATGAATTAATTCTAGAAGATCTATTAGAAAATCAGGAAGACTATGATGAAGTTGAACCAGAAGCAATCCCTTTTACTAAAGAAGAGGAAGAAAAACTATGGGATTCTACTAAATTAACTGAGAATGATATTGAGGTAATAGTAGAAGCTAATGAAAATCCAGTCGAACCTTCTAAAGAATTGAAGGAAGCAACTAGATTATATTCAGATCCTGAGCCAGATGCTCCAATAACTGGAGGAAGTAAAGGTCCTTTATATGAATATAGAACTTCTAAAAGAAAGGTTGATGAAGATTAGTTTACAAAAACCATACATAACACAAAAGATTGAAGCAAGTGCCCTTAAAACGATACTTGCTTCAACTTATCAAACTGCTTATCGTTTATATCTAATAACAAGTGGTATCAAGGAAGTCCAATCATTCTACGAGAGTGACAATCCTGATTTTTATGTATTAGCATCAGTGAAAACTGAAGCTGCTCCAGTGGGACAGGTACGAGATCAGATATGGAATATCAAACACCTGCACCCTTTATTAAATAAAAAACCAAGATATTTATTAAGAGTAACAGTTACTAATAAATTAACTAACAAGAACGTATATTCTTGCGAATTGGTATCTATTAAGCGAGAAACTATTTACAATCAAATACAAGAATGTATATTAGATTTAGACGTGTTATTAAAATAACATGAAACTTTATAAAATATAGATGTATAATTAATTATTAATAATAAACAAAAGAACATGTCACAAGAAACTCAAGAACAAACAAAGGAACAGGAAACTGTAACACAGGAACAACAGACTCCGGTATTTGAAGAAATAAATAGTATGGATTCGGATTCAGCATTAAATGTATTGATTCAAGCTGCTAATTTAGCACAAACATCAGGTCGTTTAAGTGTTAGGGATTCTGTATTACTTGCAAAAGCAATTGATACTGTCCGTCCAGGTAGTATTTAATATTTCTTTATGAAGAAGGTGAAAGGGTTCTAATTTCTAATTAGAACCCTTTTTCATTTTAACAGGGATTGTCATAGATATATAAAATTTATAGTGCAATTATAAATATAATTCATCCTATTATGAAACAACTTTTAGATAAATTTTGTAACTTATTTCCTCTTATTGAATTCGAAGTAATAGAAAAAGAAATCAAAGCTCAAATGTCGGTAGAATCTATTTCGACAGGGGAGAAGGAAATCAGAAGAATGCTGACAGAAGCAAAAAGAGCCCTGTCAAAATATAAGAAACTACATAAGCATGGCAAAGCAAGTGCTGACGAAGTATTTGATCACGAATGGAGGGTCCATGAATTACAAGATCAATTGATGAAATTCCAAGATGACAGTACTGAGCTAGATAGCGATGATACCTTTAATATTTGAAACTAAATAGGTATTTTTGATATAAATTATATATTAAAAACAATCATTAAAACAAAGAAAGTATATGCAGGTAACACCTATATTAGTTGTCAGAATGCCATTCAATAGAACGGAAGATGAAGTATCTAATGTGTTTATGGACTTCCAGGAGACACCAATATCTGATGAGTATAATTTACTAGTACTTAAGAACTATGAACCAGGTGAAACCGAGATACAGTTTGAGTGTGTTAATAGTAGCCATAGCGTAGTGGAGTTCGAGGAACTTAAATTAAAGCTATTGAAAGAGATGGAAACTAACCAAGTTACTAGACAAAATAATAAGATTAAGTAGCATTCAATGGACTTAGAAGAATTTGAACAATTATATATTGATTTAGTTAATCCCAGCGTATTAATAGAACATTTTGAAAACGATAGTGAGTTTTTAGATTGGTTACGGCTAGGAACAGTTGAAGAGATGGGATGGGCACTCAAAGCATTTATTAAAGAAGAATTATATTATCATTGTAGTCTTATTAAAAAGGAAATGGAAAATGGAACAATATAATGAAAGTTATTACTTAGGAGAACTAGCAGGAGAAATCATTGAAATGAAATATCTTCCAACACTGGAGACAGATATGCTTAAGACCTTTAACGTTGTTAAAGTAGATGATGATGAACTCATAGAGAATAATAGGCTTAACGATATATTAGATAATTCATATACATTTAATGGAGGATCTGGAGATTCAAAAGCTGCGCATAAGAATTGGATCAACCATGTTTATGTATTAGCAGAGAAACACCTACCCGAGAAACTAGAATGTAAAATCAATAAAGTGAAGCCATCTGATATGGATTCCTTTAAAAAAGGTTTAAAGAATTATTTATGGAATACTGATTTAAGCTGGTATATGCCGGAGGATGATTTCTTTAAACCAAATCATATGTTTGCGTGGTGTTCTACTATAATATTAACAAGAACTAAACAATAAGCAAAAACAACATATAATGATAACATTAGATCAATTTATTAAAGAACATAGAGAAGCGCATAACACTAAAGATGCAGTTTACTCTGCATATCATTACGATGCAATGGAGGCCTATGCAAAACAAAGAGTAATAGAGGAGATGGAGTTAATACCTCATTTAGAAACTCCTTTGGGCGAGGAGATTAGATTAAGTTACTATTATGTATTAAAAAGAATTAAAGAACTAAAGAATAAATCATGGAAGGTTTCGAAAACATAGAGATTGGATTGAAGAAAGATCTGATAGGCAAAGAATTTATCTATAAAAGCAAATACGGTGGAGTACTTAAAGGAACTGTTGATACAGTATACCTTTCATATACAATGTCAAGCGACGCTGAGTTAGCAAGAAAGTTAAAGGTGCTGTTTAGTAGCAAAAGTGGTAAAGTTAATCTTAAACCAGAAGATGAGACTCCAATCGATGTAGAATTCTCATGGACAGGTATGAAATACAATGCACATATCAGATCTGCTAACGGAGTCGAATACACAATAAATAAGGACGAATTATATTTTTTAAATTAACAATACGATTAAATGATTAGCATAGAAACACAATATCACAATTTATTAGATGAGTTATTAAACAAATCAAATAAGAAGGATGATAGAACTGGAACAGGGACGCTTTCAGTTTTTGGTAGACAAATAAGACATAATATGTCGGAGGGTTTCCCATTACTTACCACAAAGAAGATGGCAGTAAAAACAATGATGACAGAACTTAAATGGTTTCTGAAAGGAGACACTAACATAAAGTATCTTGTTGACAATGGGTGTAATATATGGAATGGGGATTCTCATAAAGCATATATCACTGCGATGAATAAGCACTATATTGAAGGTGGAGATGTTGCAACACAGAAAGAATTCATAAATCTAATTAAAGAAGATGATGAGTTTGCTGGGATATGGGGAGAACTTGGACCAATATATGGAGCACAATGGAGAAGTTGGAGAGTTGGTAAAGGAATTAAAACTACTTTGAAAACTGAAGATAATCAGGTATTGTATGAGGCAGGTTCTATGTATATAGATCAGATCAAAATAATATTAGAGCAACTTAAAACAAACCCAGATTCTCGTAGGATGATAGTATCTGCATGGAATGTAGGAGAACTTGATGGAATGACCCTTCCACCTTGTCATTATGGATTCCAAGTTTATACAAGAGAATTATCTCCAATGGAAGTATTAGAACAAGCGAAGAAAGATGGGATATGGGATGATGGTTCTGGATTTGATGGTGCAGATGAATTTAGTAAGAATTCTGATGGAGAATTATTCCATGAATATCTTGGTAGAATTCAATCAAAGTTTAAAACTAGAGCAATATCATTAATGTGGAACCAAAGATCAGTAGATACTTTACTAGGTCTTCCATTTAATATCGCAAGTTACGGAGCTCTACTTTGTTTATTAGCAAATGAAGTAAATATGGTTCCAGAAGAATTAATTGGAAGTTTGGGAGATGTTCATTTATATTCTAATCATATTAAACAAGCAAAGGAACAATTAAGTAGGGAAGCATATGAATTACCTACTGTGGAATTTACTAACATTGATTTGTTAGCAGGTGAATTCGACTTCAAAGTTAACAATTATAAATCACACGCCGCAATTAAGGCACCATTATCTAATTAAAATGAGTTTAAAGACAATTAAAGAAGAGTATATGAGTACTTCAAAGAACGAGATACTAGGATCAGTTATAGATAATTTTATATTTGGATTCCTAGGAGCAATACTCATGGTTTTTATAGCGGAGAGAATAGATATAATGGTTCTAGTAGGTTATATGGTTTATTATTTCTTTTTAGGAAGAGTTGTTAATAGACCTAAATACGTAACTTCATTGGGTAAATTTATAGTGTTTCCAGTTCCAACCGCATTGGGTGGATTCGCAGGATATAAATTAGCGTATCTTATTTCATCTTTAATGTAAGATATATAGACTATGAAAACAAGACACTCAGCGGGATTCGCTATAATCTATAAAGGTAAAATACTATTAGGACATACGACTGGTCGCAAGAGTAGCACAGGATATGGTATACCTAAGGGTGGGATTGAAAAAGGAGAAAGTCATATTGAAGCTGCAATCAGAGAAACTTACGAAGAAGTTGGTATTAAAGTAGATCGCAAACTAATAGATCCTACTGAATATACGTTTACATATACTAGTAAGAAATATCAGACTAATAAAGTAATTTATTATTTTATAGTAGAGATAGATAATCTTTCTCAGATTGGATTAAAAAGTGAGATTGTTTCAAAAAGCAAACTACAACTTGAAGAAATTGATGATGCTAGATTCTTTGCGTATAAAGATGCTCAGAAACTAACGATGTTTACGCAGCTAAGTGTAATTAGTGCACTATTAGGTAAAGGCCTGTTAGAAGCTAAGACAATTGGTGGTAAAAACATAGAACCTAATCAAGAAATCAATGCAACTCAAGACGGGGTTGTAGAGGATCCTAGGTTAAACAAGATCAGAAAATTCAAAGCAACAATACAGGATTATAAATCATATTGGGATGATAGAGTCAGTAAGGGAAATAATTGAATCGCTAATAGGCGAATGGGGTTGGTTGATCGGCGTTGCAGTATTTTCTATTGCTTTTAAAGATTCAATATCAAAACTATGGAGTGGGCTGAGTTTCCTAATGGGGAATGATTTCAATGTAGATGATATTGTATGGATAAACGGTAACAAGAAAGCTAGGATAGTTCGACAGTCAATCTACAGAACGACATTCTATTTATATGATCACGAAAGGAAGTTCGTTGTACCAAACAACAGGATATGGAGCTTGAATCTTGAAAAAGATTTAGACAAAATGAAAAAGAATTAGAAACTTTCTAAGGAATTCTAATATATAATATGTAGAATAACTCTATACACAAAAAACTTTATTACATTATGGATTTCATCAACGAAGTAGATCCGACTTCGCTAGATGGACAAACCGAAAAATTATCTGTTGAAAAATCGAATACGATTGAAGATATGGTAGACTTCGAGTCTATTAACTTTAACGAATACGATGAAGAGTCTGATGACTATTACTTGTTCCAATTTGGTGTTGGCGGTCCCGCCTAACAAACTACAAAACATAATTGAAAGATTATGTTTTTTTGTGAGGATATATATCAATATAGGAAAGTAATAAGGATCAATCAAGATTACAAAAAAGACATTAAATAACATGAATGCATTTGAAATAGTATTAACATTAACAATAGTAGGTATATTCGCTTTTGTTATTAAGCAAATTACAGCTAAAAAGAAAACGAAGAAATCAAATACTAGTGGAGGTTCTACTGGTGGAGGTTCTAATAACGGCGGAGGGGCCGATGTAATAAACGAATCAGGTCATCCAGAATATGATGATGCAGGTTTTCTTATAAAGCCTGAACATGGAGATACTCAAAACCACCATGTAAAATAATCATTTATTTTGAAAATAATTGCCCAAACATTTTTTTGTTTGGGTTTTTTTGCTTATATTAGTATTATAAGTTAAAATAAGAATTATGAAGAAATATCCTATATTACTAGCAGCATTAATGGTACCTATATTAGTACAAATGCCGCCGGCTTTAGCTAAAAAAGTTAAAGATGTTGAAGTTCCATTCAAAAGAGCTAGAGTTTTTGAGGTTGTTAAGATAGAACCTAAGACAATATCTACGGTTTTCATAGAAAATAACCTTATAGATGCTATGATTCAAGTAGAGTCGCTTGGAAATGACTCGGCGGTTGGAGATTTACATTTAGTAGGTAATGAAGCGGTCGGAGCCTTACAAATCAGGCCAATAATGCTTAGAGAAGTTAATAGAATCTTAAAGATTCAAAAATCTATTAAAAGATATAAAAAGAAGGACAGATTCAGTAGAGAAAAATCTATTGAGATGTTTTTAGTATGGAAGAACTACCACCATCCGGAGGGAGGATTTGAAACTATTGCAAGAAATTGGAATGGAGGACCTCGAGGATATAAAAACAAAAGGACTGAGTACTATTGGTCCAAAATTCAAAAAGAGTTGATGAGGTAATTATAATGCCATGTTAATTCTGTTATTCTAGAATAATAATGGGATATATATTAGATAAAAATAGTTTTATTAATATATGAATACTGAGAAATCACCAAAAGAACTAATCGGGGAATTATACAAGTTATTTGCCACTTTTAAGGTAAAGATGGAAGATCCTAATTTCATTCAGATTGAGAATTCTCTTAACCAATTGGTAGAGAACCAAAATGACATGAAAAAAGAGATGCGAGAGATGAAAAGACAGCTCTTGAGCCCTTTTGATGGAGTTATCGTTGAAACCAAAAAGAATACAGAAGCTCGTTTAGAATCTGAAGAGAGCCGGATTACTCGTGAACTACGAACAGAGGAACATAAAGAACTTATGAGATTTAAATCTACATTCGTTAAATTAGGATGGACACTTGTTACAGGTATTGGTGGTATTATTGCATTTTTAATTACAAACGCATTAAACTTATTTAGTAAATAATGGTAACATATATAATTACACTAAAATCGATACATGATGTTCTGTATAAGATACAAAATAACCAAGGTACTATAAAAAATATAATGGTTTCAGTTAAATCAAAAGAATCAGGGAAACATACTAAGAGTATTTCTTTTGGTAATTTAGAGGATTTGACAACTGAAATTGCTAAATGTAATGTTGACGGGTGTTTCAATTTAAATTTATTTCAATTGAAGAAGTTTAACATAGATATAAATAAAAAGGGATCTAATAAGTCTACTAAGAATATAGTGAAGTACGACAGTCGAGTATCTAAATTCGAATCGTCTTCTGATAATATTGAAAAAGCTAATATGATCTTACTCGATTATTATATGACAGGTTTTAATAAAATTAAAGCAACATGGAATGGGATTGATATTGATGAGTATATCTTAGCACAAAATGAATACATTGCACTGGGATATATTCAATTATATTTCTAATTAAAAGAAAATAGAATAAAAATACAATAAACTACAATGGCTAAAAAACCAATTAATAAATCGGAATATAAAAATAGTAAAGGTAAATTCCAACCTCAATATCCTACTAGGGATAAGGGAGTATCTCGTAGTAGATTACCCCTTACCCATGATGAAATGGATTATAATTTTGATCTAATAGGTCAGATTATTGGTGGTTATGAGGTAATGGGGACTGGATTAGACGGTGACTTTGATCTAGTTGCTGATTTAAATAAAGTATTACAGCTTCATTTAGTAGTAAACACAGATACAGTATTGATTGCTTCAGGAGCAACTATTGGTGATTATGTTTGGATTCCTACGTTAATAGGAAGTGGACCTGCTGGTGAAAGAGGACCTACTGGATCAACAGGGCCATCGGGTTCAGATGGAGTAGATGGAGCACATGGATTAGTCGGAGCAGAAGGACTACGAGGAGCAGAAGGACTACGAGGAGCAGAAGGACTACGAGGAGCAGAAGGTTTAGCCGGAATAGAAGGAATACAAGGATTAGATGGAGCTGCTGGTTCTGATGGAGCTGATGGAGCTGCCGGTTCTGATGGAGCTGATGGTTCTGATGGAGCTGCTGGAGGAACAGGGCCTGTTGGTCCTAGTGGATCACAAGGAACTGCAGGTGCACCAGGAACTTCGACATTCTTTCATGTCGCGTATTCAGACGATATTAATGGTACTGGATTTACACAATCACCTCTTGGTAAAACATATATAGGTACTTATGTTGATTCAAACGATGATGATAGCCAAATCGCTAGCGATTATACATGGATTTTAATAAGAGGAACTGATGGAACACAGGGATTTCAAGGAGATAATGGAGATGATGGATCTACTAGTTATTTACATATAGCATACTCAAATAACTTAGTTGGCGATTTAGATTTTAGTATTACTGATTCAGTTGGTAGAACATATATAGGAATATATACTGATGGATTATCGCCTGATTCAATGGACCATACTTTATATAAATGGACTTTAATTAAAGGAGAATCTGGACCTGTTGGTCCTAGTGGATCACAAGGAACACAAGGAACTGCGGGAACTTCGACATTTTTTCACGTTGCATATGGAGACGATGTTAATGGCGTTGGATTTACACAATCACCTCTAGGTAAAACACACATAGGTACTTATGTTGATTCAATTCAATTAGACAGTAATACTCCTTCTGATTATACATGGCTTTTAATAA